GGTCAAGCGGACGTTAGTGCTACGGGGGCCGTGGTGGTGTCCGGGCTACAGCCCTGACCGGCCCCCGTTTGTGCTTTCCTCGTACCAGGACCGAAACGGCACCGCGCCTTTGGTCGCTTCGTCGATCCTCAGGGCCAGGGGCGCGGAAGGTTTCCTGCGGCCCTTGTTGATGTGCGTGATCAATGACGCATGGACGCCGACCATCGCGGCCAGCGCCTTGTTGGGAACACCGTTTGATTTTTGCCAAGCCGATAGAAGATTGTTCATGGAACACCCTTTTATACCATTTTTGACGATAAGTCAAGGGGGAAGATGAACTGGCAAAATTAAGCGACAAAAAATAATACTTGACAAGCGGTCTATTATCGTCTATTATGCCCCCGAAACATGAAACACGTTCTTTTTCAACCCCGAAGCGCCCCCATGTTCTTCCGGTAGCGGGTTCAGCAGCCACGGGCACAAGCACCGCATTACGGACGCAGGACGTGGATGGCCGACCAGAGAGCACGCCGTCCTCTGGTACTTAGGGGAGCCTCACGGCGAGGCAGCGGGAGGGGAAACCGTCAACTTCTAACCGGCCGGGGGTAACGCCCCGGCCAAAGGAGAAACAAGCATGCTGTCAGACAACAGGATCATCGACCCGGACACGTTCGCGGTTCGCAAATGAGCGCGGCGTGCCACTATCTCAAGGATTTCGATCGGAGGTTTCCCATGACTTATATCAGACCAATCGACACACAACGGCAACAGGAGATTGACGCGGAACACGAGCGCGACGAGGACCGGGCGATTTACGGCATGATGGTCCTGATCGCGGGACTTGGCATGGCAATCCTGATCGGCATCGCGGTTATAGGGGCGTGGCTATGAAAAATCTGCTGATCGCCGCCATTTGTTTCCTGATCGCCTTCGCCGCCTTCGTTTTCATCGAGGGCTGCGTTGACCCGCTGCCGCAAAGGGGGATTGATACGGTAAGGGGAGCTGCCGCGAACGATGCGAATCAATAAGTACACTTCGAGGATAAGCGAAATCCGGGCCGCTCTAAAGCCGCACCTGATGGACGTAAGAGCAGAGGCGGACAGCACGGACCGGAGCCGGGTCGTGTACTGGCTGGTGGGATAGGGGGTTTTATGGAGAAAGTGCGACGGTTTAAGTTTCTGAGGGACGGGCTGCGGTCCGACTACAACGGCTATCAGTGGGATATCGGCGTGTGGCATACGACGGAATGCACGGAATTATGCCACGGATTCAACTGTTCGCGCCGCATCGTTGACGCCATACAGTATGTATCAGGCGAGATCTTGGCAGAGGTTGAGGTACGGGGGAAGCACTTCGATGACAAGGACAAGTCAACACACGCCGAAATGAGGATTATCAAGGCGTTGAAATGGACACAGGCTGATAGCGTCAGCCTTGCGATTTACGCGGCACGGCTGGTGTTGGATGTGTACGAGTCGGCGCACCCCGGAGACGACAGGCCCAGGGCAGCTATTGAGGCCGCAGAGCGTTGGCTCGCAGACCCATCCGTGGAAAATCAGGCTGCTGTCAGGGCTGCCGGGGCTGCTGCCGAGGATGCCTGGGTGGCTGCCAGGGCTGCTGCCGGGGCTGCCGAGGCTGCTGCCTGGGCTGCCAGGGCTGCTGCCGGGGCTGCCGGGGATGCTGCCTGGGCTGCTGCCTGGGCTGCCAGGGCTGCTGCCTGGGCTGCCGGGGATGCTGCCTGGGCTGCTGCCGAGGATGCCTGGGCTGCCAGGGCTGCTGCCGGGGCTGCCGGGGATGCTGCCGAGGCTGCGATACAATCATACCTCCTGTCTCGGTTGGATCAAATGGAGGAGTGGGCATGAGCAACGAAATGATGCCATGCGACGAAAACTGCACACGCGACATGGACCGCATCTGTGACCCCCGCTGCCGGGAACGGTGGGCGGACATCATAGATGCGGAGAGGGCCAAGGCGCGGAAGGAGCGGCGGGAGCACCTTGTCCGCCTGTTCGCGAGGTGGCGGCAATGGGGGCAGGTCAACGCATTGGCGCGGCTGTGCTGCGGGATGGAGGTGAGTGGATGAAGCGAATCAAAATCTGGAAGTGGGAATTTGTCATCGTGTGGGATTTTTCAAGGTTCCACGTCAGCAAGAACCCTATCAGGAAACCGAAGTATCAGAAGAAGGGGGAGTGAGCGATGGACGGTCCGCAATGGCTGGAGGAGCGGAGAAAGGGCGTGGGCGGCAGCGACGTAGCCGCCATCATGGGGCTGTCTCCCTGGAAGACGGCCTATCAGGTTTATCAAGAAAAGCGAAAGGAGGTGAAGGACTGGCAGGGGAATGAAAGGACAGATTGGGGAAAGCGCATGGAGCCTGCAATCCGCCAATGGTACAGCGATCAGACAGGCCGTGCCGTGCGCGTCCCCGACAAGATCATCACGCATTCCAAGTATCCCTTTATGCTGGCGTCCCTGGACGGTTTCACGGACGACCGCCGCGTCGTCGAGATCAAGACGGCCCGGAGCGCGAAGGGATGGGGTGAGCCGGGGACGGACGAGATCCCCGATTATTACCGGGTTCAGGTCGAGCATTACATGGTCGTCACCGGCTTTGAGGTGGCGGACGTCCCGGTGAGCATCGCAGGCGGGAGCCCCGAACTTTACGAGGTGCCATCCGACCGCGAACTACAGGAAATGATCATCGAAGCCTGCGCCACATTCTGGAAGCGGGTCGTCGAGGGGAACCCGCCCGACGCGGTGTGCTACTCAGACGCCGTAGCGAGATTCGGCCGTAGCCCCGCAAAAGGGGCCGTGGTTGCCTCCTCGGGACTCCTCGATGCCGTTATCGACCTGCGGTCGCTCCGTGACAGCAAGGCGACTCTGGAGGCGCAGGAGGAGGAGATCAAGGGGCGGCTGATCATCGCCCTGGGGGACGCCGGGGACACGCTCGTAGATGCGACCGGCAACACGCTCCTAACCTATCGGCTTTCCAACGGGAGGAAAATGCTCGACGCGAAGGCCCTGGAGCGGGAGCGCCCGGAAATCTATCAACAGTATCTCAAACAGGCGGAACCCGCGAGGCGGTTCCTTTTGAAAGGATAGGAGGAGAATCATGGAGACACCCGCAATTTACAACGATGCGCCTGTGGCCACAAGGCCGAGCGTGAACCAGGCGATGGTGGCCGTAGAGCAGGAACGCGCCCTGGCCGAGGTTCAAGGCGCAATTGTCCTGGCAAAGAAATTCCCCCGGAATCAGATCGAGGCCCTGGACAAGATCACGGTCGCCTGCCAGCGCCCTGGCCTGGCGGAACAGGCCCTTTATTCCTACTCGCGGGGCGGGACGGAGATCACCGGCCCATCAATCCGCCTGGCGGAGGCCATCGCGCAGAACTGGCAGAACCTTCAATTCGGAATCCGCGAACTGGAGCAGCGCAACGGGGAAAGCACCGTCGAGGCGTTCGCGTGGGATTTGGAGAACAACACCCGGCACGTCAAGACCTTCCAGGTGAAGCACGAACGGCACACGAAGAAGGGCAGCTATCGCCTGGAGGACCCCCGGGACATTTACGAGCTGACCGCCAACCAGGGGGCGAGAAGGCTTCGGGCGGCGATCCTGGCAATCATCCCCGGCGATGTCATCGAGGCGGCCGTGGGGCAATGTGAGCAGACCCTAAAGGCAAAGGCGGACACGTCCCCGGAGGCTTTGAAAAAACTGATCGAGGCGTTCGAGAAATTCTCTGTCACGAAGGATCAGATCGAGAAGCGCATCCAGCGCCGCCTCGACACGATCACGCCGGCGCAGTTGGTAAATCTCCGCAAGATCTACAACAGCCTGAAAGACGGCATGAGCGCCCCGGCCGATTGGTTCGAGGCCGACGAAAAGGCGGACCAGCCCACGGGCGCGACCGGGCTCAAGGACAAGCTCCGGCAGCAGAAGGCTAAGGGGGGCGACGTGATCACGGCCGCGACGGCCGCACCGGAAGGGGCTCCCGAAGAATACGCCCCCGGACCCTGCCCCGAAAAGACCGACATGACACCGCCCAAATCGTACTGTGACGCCTGCGCGAAACGTGCGGGCTGCCCGACCTGGGGCTAAACTCCCCGAAGGCTCCCGGCGCCTACCGAGAGGGAAAGCCGGGCTTAGGAGGCAGCGATGCAGCGGATCATAGAAATTATATTGGCCGTTTTGTGCATCAGGCGGGCGGCAAGGATACGAGGAATGGAAACGATTTTCAGGCCGATTAATGGAGGGGAGAATGAGTCACGCTGAAAGGTGCCCTGTATGCCTCGGAAAAGGGACTGTCAAAATGGATGATTGGGGCCAGCATGAATCTACTGGGGGTCAAAAATATCCGACGACCTGTCATGGTTGCGGCGGGACGGGATGGGTGACGGTACAGGATCAGCCGCAATGGGTTGTTCCTTATCCCGCATCGGGGTCGGGCGGCGCAGCATAACTGGCCGCGATTAAACGTGCAGAGGCGGTTAGCGGTACAAATTCGTCGGCAGATCCGGCAGAGCGACGGGAGGGATAAATAATGGCCGTGGAACCCTGGTAATCGGTAAGGGTCCGATTGGTGCCGTGCCTTCGCACAAGCGTTGGCAGACCTGTACAGGCCGACACCGAAACAAAACCAAGCCGGATTGGTCCCCGGCCACGGCCACAAAACGCGGGGCGCGTAAGCGTGAGGGTGAGTAGTCGAACGTGGACACCAAAAGCCGGAATAAGGCACCCAATCCGGCCCCCGCAATTACTGAATGAGGCGACCCTTGACACCTTATTATGACCACGCTGGCATAACGATTTACCACGGCGATTGCCGTGACATCCTGCCGCACCTTGAGCCTGTTGACTTGGTGCTGACTGACCCGCCGTATAATGCTGGAAAGGATTACGGTACGTTTAAGGACAATCTCTCTGAAGAAGATTATCAGGAATTTATGTCTGAAGTTGCGTTGCTCTCCCGGGCCCGGGCGAAAAATCAATTTTGGGTTGCCCCCCGCTATCAAGTTCCCTTCTTTTTTAAGATTTTGCCGAATTCTCATTTGGTTGTTATTCGGCGCGGAGCCATGGGCCCATACCGGGGAGGATGGTCTGATCAGTTTGAAATTGCATTATCTATTGGTAAGCCGTCCCGGCCGGAAAAGGATTTGTGGGATGATATTCGACTAAAGGGTGAGGGCTATTTTTTTCGAGAAGAAACCTATGACCATCCCGGTTACACCCCTTATCCAATCATGTCCCGGGCCGCCGAATTGCTCTCTACGGAATCCTTATGCGACCCATTTTGCGGAACAGGCACTACCCTAGTGGCCGCCAAGCAATTAGGCCGTAAAGCAATCGGAATCGAGATTGAAGAAAAGTACTGTGAAATCGCAGCCAGAAGATTGGCGCAAGAGGTGCTACCCCTTGACACAGGACGCGGTTGACCGCTGGCTGACCATCTGCCGCCCCGAAATTGCGCCGTGTATAGACGAAATTAACCGGGCTGTCAAGGCACAAAACGTGTCCACGCCATGGACACGTCGGAATAACGAGTACACAAAAGGGGGGAAGGTGGACACGTTATGTCCGCTATATCGTTCCCTCAAAGATGATGTCAAAGTGCTTGCTGATTCTCCATTCATCCACAAGATAGTCCGGTGTCACTCCCGCCCACCTTTTGCCCGACATGATCGGCGCACCGGCAGCGACGAGAAAGTGGGCGGTCAATTCCGAGCATACTTCCTGCCCGTCAACGTGTATCTTCGGCAACCCGATCAAATGCAGCAGCAGCCTGTAAAACGGATACGTCCTTCCCCTTTGATCGCACACGGCGGCATATCCCCGGCAATAATGCGTCAAGTCCATGCCGTTCCATCGGGCAATTAAAACTTGTGAGCCCTTGTAAGCACCCCAAAGGGACTGACTTTTGATTGACCAAAGAGCTTCAAAAGTTGTTCCGGCCACGTCCATCAGGAATCCCGTATGCCCGTAGGTCGCTTCTCCGTCCAATGACTTCAGCCGCTGCGCTAACAGGATCGCGCTGCCGAGTCCTTGCGGGTTCCTGCTTGCGAACACATCGCCGGGTCGAATCTCGATTGATTTATCCATCATCGCCTCCCCGCCCATTTGACACTAAAGTGATTCAGGTCTTTGGCGATTCTCTCCGCGCCCCCAAGTTCATCCCAAAAGTCGTGAAGCAAATTGAAGCCCCGCTCCATTTCGCTGCCCCCTGAAAGCCACAGCCCGTCTTTAAAAAGATTCAAGTCCTGCGCGAGTCGTATATAGTGCATCGACCCCTTCATATGACCCACACCGTCGTCGTCGTATCCTTCGCCCAACGTCAATTCGTAGCCAAGCTCGTAGGCTTTCAGAATCAACCTTCCGAGCATGAGCGTGAATTTGCGCTGTAAAGCACCGAGATTCATTTATCCCGCCCCATCAAAAACTTGTGAATGTCTGTGACTTTCCCGTCCATCTTTTCAAGCTGGTGGGCTATGTCTGCCTGCCCCGCCCGATATTCCGCCC